GTCATGGACACCTAAAACAATTTCGTCTTTTTTACGGGAAATTGTTTTTATATAAAACTCTACATTTCTTGTTGCGTCAAAGCCGTGTGGCGTTGCATGGGTATATAACTTTAAAGAATATGATCCAGGGCTTTCATTCTTAGAATGCAATATGTCTTTTAGGTTAAAGTTTATAGTTTCTTTACCATCTCCATCAACATTAAAGTTGCCATTAGGATTAACTAGGTAATCAGATAGCTTTGAATTGTCTGCTAGAGATTCTCCAACCATAAGTTGCCATCTAAAGAATATTCCTGCACCATTGCCTGTATTTACGCTAAGTCTTTCATAGCGGCTTAGCACATCTTCTATTCCTGGTATGTTGTATCTATTTATGGATTTCATTAGTAGCTCTTAAATGCCGGATCTATTATTTCATTCAGGGCAGAGGGTTTATAAATGATATTTCTTAGGTCTAAAGTAATAATTAGATCACTTCCGTCATACACCAATGGCGGATCAGGTATTATATCTTCAAGGACCTTTATACCTGCTGTATATTCTATGGTTACTCCATTGTCAACTGGTCCGTCTCCAGCTCGATTTTCATCAGACTCTGGTGGCGGAGGTGGAGGAGGTGGAGGAGGTGTTCCGCCCAATCCTGCTGGAGGCTCTTCATAATAAGGATCTTCTACAACGATATTAAAATTTGCTGTGAGGTCTAGCTGAGTATCGTTGGTAGCTGTTATAATAAATTCTGCTGAGGTTCCTCTCCATGTATCTGACGATGCCTGGTATCCCGTGACATACTGATTGGTGGATTCCCCCAATTCAATGGGTGTGCTGGTGCCTGTTTCGTTCGAATCAATAAGCTCATAGGTAAAATCATAGTCGTGGGTTTTATCTATCCAATTGTTCCCATATTGGGAAGACTGGTGTTCCACCTTCATTGAACCATTAGCTTCAGAAAGATCTGCACTACCATCTACTACAGGAGCTGTATAGTTTGGCTTTGATAATATAAACCTTCTTTCTGCCATTATTCGTACACTCTAAACATATCATCGAGGATGTGGTAACCTGATGTTCCGTTATTATCTACTCTGATGTGGAACTGATATAATCTGTCTGGGTATACTCCACTTAACTTAAGATTGGCAAAGTTCCCTGTAGCATCACAACTGATTTTAGTATATGTTGTGTCAAAAGGAACTACAGTTTCACCTGTACGAACGTCGACTAGAGAATAGTAACTTGAAGTTGGTAGGTATTCTACAACAGCTGGTGCTGATGATGTGTATGTTGCAGCAGGGTACTTTTCTCGACCTATAAATCTAAATTTAGGGGTTGTGTTAATCTTATATGTGCCAGGATTCGTATCTTGATATATGTAGTGGTCTTTTGTTAGATCTAATGCACTTAAAGATCCCGTAGCAAATGCCGAATCGTCATAATGGATTTCAAGACGTGGTTTATATATAGTTGTTGTTTCTGCAGAATAGAAATTTATATGACCATATTTATTTCCGTCTAATTCATGAGCTACGGTTCTACTAACTAATAATCCCTTATCGGCTCCTGAGGAAACCTCTAGCTCTTTTACAGCTGTTGTGATATTTATTTTTAGGTCTTTTACAATACTAGAATACTCTATTGTATTAGTTGTTCCTGTAAATGAAGCCGTTGTATTGTGCCATGCATTACCATTAGATGGATAGTTCCAAGCAACTCCTGTTGTCGTAATTGGAAGGTGTGTTGATCTACCAAGGCCTGGAGTCCATGCATCTGCAACGGATCCTACTTTAATAGTGAATGAATTATCAGGAGTGTTAATGGTTGAAGTATATAAATTTAGAAAATAAGCTGATGCTGTATTTCCATCTGTTGCCATCGATTGACTGTTTTCGTATAAGCCAAAGTCAAGTAATATCTTGGTGTTGAATAATCCAGCAACCGCTGAGCTAGATACTATTTTATTGAGCTCTAGTATTTCATCCCTTGAAGTGTTTATAGTAGGGTAGCGGGAGTAGATTGTTGCTGAGTGCTTGGGAAATATTGAATATATCATAATTTAGAATCCTACAATTTTACCACGTATATCTTTGTCTGGATATTTCACTTCAAAGATGCAGGGATCTTGAGAAGGGTAGACCACATTATTTATGGTCGCTGAACCTATGTTGTAAGAGTTGCCAGAATATCCCGAGTCAGCACTAGCGTTATTTTTAATTTCAATTTTAGACACTGCCTGGACTCCCTCTACCACACTCATTTTAGCTACCAAATCGCCAATCATTATGGGTTGGTTAAATTGCCACTTGTCAATATCAAAATACTTTTTTATCATATCAATAGTTTTTGCTAGGACTTCCTTGCCATTAAAGCTAGGGAGAACTACAATTTCAAAATCTATGCCAATATTTATTGGAAATCCATTTCTAATATTTATACCATCAGTTAAGATCCGATATTGGCTTAAGTATGTTTGTAGGTTTTTTTTAGCCGTGAGGTTTGTAGTAGCTAAACAATTTAGGTTGTTATAGCTTAGTACATACAAATTTAATGCAAGAGGATTAGCGTCTGTAGAATTACTTATTCTGTCGTCAGGGGCTATATATGCTTTTGCTATAGATCCATACTTAGAAGGCATAGCATATACCCTAGCTACATAATCTTCTTTTGTAACCGCACGGTTTTGAGAAGCATATGCCCCAAGAGCATTCTGTCGAATTTCTTCATTGGTTTCTGCGGAGCGTCCGCCAGATGCAGGAGTCTCATTTGTTATTGCTAGGGATTCTTTTACAACATTAACTACTGAAGGATCGAGGCCATCTTCGTCAAGGTTTATAGTCCTGGATACTATTTTATTTATTGCTCCTGAAACTACGTTGGAAGATATCCCACCACCTGCCAAATACCTTATGGTTAAAGCTGAGGCTGGAGCTTGTCCATATGCTCGGGTTTGCATCATATTGGCTGGATCAAATGACACATCTAATTGAGCTGCATTTCCTATTTCTAATACGTTTCCGATTGTCGAAGGATTAGGAACTATTAGTTCGTCGGGAGAAGTAGAAACTCCTGCTCCAAAATTTAATTCTGTATAATTGTTTTTGTTGATTCTGGTTGTGAAGCGTCTTGCAGTACGGCGTAGCTTCAATAGGTATGGGGAATCTGCAGCATCTTCAGCGGTTGTTGGATCAACAGATGGTTTATTAGCTACCTGTTCAAATATGGTGTCCTGAGCTAGATATGGAACTTCATACCAGATATTGGAATCTGCATCCGTTACCGATTCGATAGCTATCACATTATTAGCTTCTAATTTAAATTTATCAAACTTTTTAGCAGAAGTTACATTATATGTTTGGGTTACACTTAGACCTGAAATAGCCTTTACTTTTGTTTTGATTAGGAATGCATCCGGGTCGCCATCAGCTAAACTATACACAGACACTTCTGTTTTTGCAGATGCTGTGTTCGCAAAGTTGGCATCTTCTAGGGTTGTGAACTCAGACCCAGCTGATTGTCCCGAAACTGCCATACCTTGGGGTATCGTTAATGCATATTTCATATCGGGAACTTTTGCACCTGCAGATCCTGTAGCAGGAAGCCATAAATAGACACATAGCTCAACATGTGATGGAGAAGTTGCTTTAGCTTTGTACCCAAGGGAATTGGCTATGTCTAAAATGTTAGATCTCTCTTGAGCTGCAGATAGTAAGCTTTCTCTTAGCTGGTAGTCTGTGTAGTACGATAGCACATCTCCTACATAAGCACCCATTTCCATGAACATCATACCTGGCGAAGTCTCATTGAAATCATTGTATGTGTCTGGGAAGTAGTTCTTTGCAAAATCTACAAGGCCTTCTCGGAAATCTCCAAAGTCTCTTCCTAAATATTTAACTTCTTTTTTTGTCATTTAAGTTACTCTATGCAAATATAACTACTGTTTGTAAATCTACTTCATTACCAAATATGGTGTAGTCAAGTTTAACTCTAAGCTCATGGTTGTCTATGCGATCTGTATTAATGTCTACAGCCTTAATAGTTACATATGGTAGCCATGCTGAGACTTGGGTAAAAATAGTTTCGTGCACTTTTTTTACAATTTGTGGGGTTATATTTTCAAATAGCAATCCTTGAATGCCAATTCCAAAAGTTGGATGGTAAAACCTTTCTCCTGGATTGGTTAGTACAAGGTTTCTTATGTTGGCTTGTACTTGGTCATTGGTGGTGTATGTAGAATAAAATACTCCCCCTGTGAACTTAGCTTCTCCTAATTCCTGGTCTGCGTTTTCTAAGGAGCTAGATCCCTGGTAGCTTAGAAGTGGAGTTGGATATTTACCACCATCAGAAGGAGTCATTGGGAGTCCAATCCCGATAGCAACATCAGGTTCGAAATCTAAAGGATTATATTTTTGCTCCTGTCTAATCAATTATTTATTTCTTCATGGCTTTTACCAATTGGGAATAATCCCTGGTAAATGCCTTTTCTAATGATTCGTCTTTTTGTACTGTTGGATTAGCTAGTAATGTGTTCATCCCAGGATTGGCTCCTCCACCTTGCATTGCTGCAAATGAAGACCTAGCGTCTTTGCTATCAAATGTTCCCATTGATTTCCAATCTCCATTGTCTTTGGTTTGGTCTAGGGCTTCATTTAAAGATATTGGAGCTTCGGATTGTTTTTTTACTTCTGTAAGGGCCGATTTAACAGCCTTTTTAACCTCAGACTTAACTACAAGTCTTATGATCTCAACTAGTTCTTTCTTTTTCATGTAAATATGTTCCTATAGCTATAAATATAAAGTTATTAGGTAATCAACACTGGAGGAATGATTAAACCAAACCTGACCATGTTGTAGGAGATACTGAGTTTCCATTGCTCCCTATAAAGTTCCCTCCAACTTTTGCAAAATAATCCTCAAAAGTTTTTACTAGAGCTGATGCTACTTTAGCAGTAATAATATCTTGGGTAGCTCCCTCTTGCTTTAGAGCTAAACCAAAGTCTCGACCTAGTGTGACTGGGTTCCCAAAAGTTGTTAGTGTGTTGGATACCCCAACAGGGAAATTTGTAGCATGAGGACCTAAAAAAGTAAAAATTGTATTTGTTGCCATCCAGGTTACAATCCTAGTTCCCATCGGAATAAAGGCCACCCTAAGTTTTGCATCAACCATAACTTCGGTCGTAACCCCTTTCAATTCTAAAAAACCTGCTTCTATATCATTGGCCAGGTCTTCGGTTATACCTCCCATAGTATCAAACTCAGTTCTATAGACAAGAGGAATAAGTGGCGAGTTTAATTTGGGATCTTTTATTTTAGACAGTAAGTGCTTTGAGATTACTTCTGCTAGGAATCTTGCAGTTTCTTTTTCGGTAGTTGGCGGAGTGTCCCTTTGTAGTGGTACCCAAGGCGGACCTCCACTATAATCATGGATATCAGTTTCTGGATCGTACTCATCAACAGCCCAACCCTTAAGTTCAAAGCCATTTCCCATTAACATTTTTTTTACTTTATTTTTAAAGCCAGAATATGCAATAGCCATTTATTGCTCCAGCATAGAAAGTCTAGTTTCTAGAAGGGTTAATGCTGTCAGGGATAAAGGGTTTGGTCCTGTTGGCCCAACACCGGTGACAAATGGGGAAGAGCCTTCGGCTTGGGCTTTCATTTCTGCTAGGAGGCCTTTTAGTATATCCATCATCTCGGTGAAATCAGCTTTCCATTCGGGGGTTGAAATTGACACTCCCTTCTTACCAGAGATCACCACGTTGTCTTCCATAGAGTTTAGTATAATTTTATCTGAGGATAGAACTATTTGACTATTTGCATACTGATTTAATTTTGAATATCCAACAGGCAATTTATTAGAAGCTTCTATTTCGAGCTCTTGGGTAGACGATAGAATTAGATTTGATGAGCCGTCGTTTAGATCTTCTATTCTTGTAAGTTCTTCAAGCTCTTCTATTCCATTTGAAATTATGACTATAGGGTCACCATCGGTTCCAGAATTGTTCCAAAATGTTTGGTCTTTAGACCCATTTGATGTGTTGCTAAATCGAATAGCATTTCCCCAGCGACCTTGGATTATACGATCCCCTTCGAACGCAACCAATGGAGATACAAATATACTCGGAACATAATCCCCAATCTGAGGAACTATGGAGGGACCCATGTTTCCAGTGAACGTAGTCGGAGTCTCATTAGAGCCTACAGGTTTAGTGTTTGCCGGGAATGCATTGTTGCTAATAAGTCCCAACATTCCAACGGTAGCTATATAACAGAGGTCTTTTGATTTTGGTCTATTAATGATTCCCTGGTTCGGTGATTCAATAAGTAGGACTGCCTCGCCTATTAAGGGTATTTTTAAATCTGATGGATCTATTGGGTTGTACCATGGTAGGGCTTCTACAGGTTTCCCCCTTTCAGTATCATATCTGCGACCTTTGATTGCTCCTATGGTTACGTTCAGCTGTTTTTCATATTCGGGATGACTATCGCTTAGCATCACATCCATTACTTCAACAGGAATTATGGTCCTACTTACCTGGTCAGGACGAGCTGGAGCAGAGCCTTTGGATGTAGCAGAAAATGGTCTAGCCATTTGTAGTAGCCTCGTCTTCCATTTGGTTAACAGTATCTAATAATTGCTTCTTTTCTTCGTCAGTTAATAATACCCCATTTGCAGAATCACTAGCAGACCTTGACATAGCTCTTTGGACTATTGCTGCCATTTTTATAAGATGGTCGTCATTCTTTACACTAATGTCCATATACTCAGCTATCAGAGGCACAATCACTGTAGCATCTCCTATATTTTTAATCATAGGTTGTAAGTCTTTGATTAAGCTGTTTATTTGGACCTCTTTCTTTTTTGCATTGGTATATATGTCGGATAGTAAGCCCGAGAAATTTTTACCTTTGAATATTTCTTGTTCGCCGTTCATAGTGGTTCTCCTATGAATAAATATCCTCACACAGGAAAATGCCCCGATCATTACTGACCGAGGCACTTAATTGTAACCTATTCCTCTAAAGGAATTTATTTATGTACTTACTTTTTAATAAAAAATGAGCAAACAAACAAAATAGCAACTAATCCAGCAAAGCCGCTTTCGCCAACGGTCTGGATAATTGATGTTAGGTTTGAAATTACATCCAGACCGAATACTCCTGTACCGGTGAGGACTTGGAAAAGAATAGTAACTGGAAGTAGAGCTGTTAATAGCGCAAATAATCCTCCGAGAAATCCATTCATGTATTTAAATACAGAATCCATAGTTATATCTCCTATTTATAAGTTTTGTGACAATATTGTCGTGATCAAATCGTATTACCATTTTCAAAAATTTTGAATAGACGGGTATACTCTGATTTAATTTCATTCACCACCTTAGTGATGTATTGGGTTTTAGTTCCAGTCATTTCTCGGATCATAATGTACAAGGCTTTCTTGTTATAATTCTCGATGTTTTCACGGTTCTTAAATAGTTCTAAGACAGCATAGGCTATGCTCTGGTCTCTTTTAATCTTGTATGTTGTTTCTACTTTAGCATCGTAGTATTCGATAAAGTGATCTAGGAAAGCTAATATAGATTCTTGTCTGTCAGTTCTTACAACTTCATTAATAACATTACGATTGTTGTCAATAGCCTCTTGGGGAATTCTAGTTATAAGGCGCTTGTAACTTTTATTATTGTTTTGGATAAGATAGTTTTTAGCTACAATACTAAAGTATGAAAACGCTCTACCTTTTGACAACTCGTATTT